GCAAGAGCTCGGACGCAACAGCGCTGATCGCGCTGCGCGTTCGGGACATGTGCGCCTTCGTGCTCGGCGTGTGGGAGAAGCCGGACGGCCCGCAGGGCGAGGACTGGACAGTGCCTCGTTCCGCGGTGGACTCCGAGGTCCACGAGGCGTTCCGCCTCTTCGACGTGAAGGCGTTCTTCGCTGACGTCGCGCTGTGGGAGTCGTACATCGCCGACTGGTCGGAGACGTACGGCGCCGGCCTTTCCGTGTCCTCTCCTTCAGGCAAGGACGCGATCGGCTGGGACATGCGTGGTTCGCAGAAGGGCGTGACGATGGCGCACGAGCGCCTGATGCGCTCGATCTTCGACGCCAAGCTGGCCCATGACGGTGACCTGACTCTCCGCCGCCACGTCCTCAATGCCCGGCGCCGGACGAACAACTACGGCATCTCCTTCGGCAAGGAGTCCAAGGACTCCCCCCGGAAGATCGACGCCTACGCCGCCCTGATGCTGGCGCACGAAGCGCTGTACGAGCTGCGTACGCGCGGCAAGAAGGTCCGCAAGCGTACGGGCCGTGGCTACTTCATCTGACCCTGTGCAAGTGTGACTGAAAGGTGGTGAGGCATGGCCGACACCAGCCCAGCATCCCTGGCGAAGGAACTCCTCGCCATCCTCGATCGAGACGGCGCCCGCATTCAGCGGATCGACGACTACATGCACGGCGAGCACGACGACCCGTACATGCCGCCCCAGGCGGACGACGAGTACCGGCTGCTCGCCAAGCGCGCGGTGTCCAACTGGATGCCGCTCCTGATCGGGACGCCGGCCCAGGCCCTGTACGTGGACGGCTACCGGCCGGGCACGAAGGCTTCGGGCCTCCCGTCCGCCTCGTCCTCGACGAGCGGTCAGTGGTCCCACTGGCAGCGTTCTCGCATGGACGCCCGCCAGGCCGCGGTCTACCGGGGCGCGCTCGGCTACGGTCACTCCTTCGTCCTGACGGAGAAGACCAAGAAGGGCGTGATGTCGAAGGGCCTGTCCGCCAAGCGGACGGCTGCCCTGTTCGAGGACCCCGCGAACGACGAGACGCCGTACGCCGCGATCACCGTGGTGTCCAAGCCGCGAGGCGAGACGCCGGGCAAGGCCCGGCTCTTCGACGGCAAGCGCGAGTACGCGGTCAGCTTCAAGTCGTACACCGACGCCGACTCCATCCGGGTCGGGGCCGGCAAGCTGCACGGCGCTACCGAGTGCCCGGTCACCCGCTTCGCCGCGTCGGTCGACCTCGAAGGCCGCACGATCGGCGTCGTCGAGCCGATGATCCCGCTCCAGAACCGCATCAACCAGACGATCTTCGATCTGCTGGTGGCCCAGACGTACACCTCGCACGAGGTGCGGTACGTGACCGGCATGGCTCCGCCTCTCCAGATGGAGATGCTGGACGAGAACGGCATGGTCACCACTGATCCGACTCTGGCCGTGGACAGCCGGCCCAAGCTCGACCCGGCCGGCAACCCCATCCCGGCCGCGATCAACCACAACGCGCGGCGCTTCCTCTTCGCCGAGGACCCGGACGTGAAGTTCGGTTCGCTGCCTGCTGGTCCGATCGGCTCGCTCATCGACTCCGTCGACATGAGCATCCGCCACCTCGCGGCCGTCTCGCAGACTCCGCCGCACCACCTGCTCGGCCAGATCGCGAACCTGTCTGCCGAGGCCCTACTCGCTGCGGAGACCGCGCTGAGCCGGAAGATCACCGAGTTCCAGTCCATCTTCGGAGAAGCCTGGGAGCGCGTCTTCCGCCTGGCGGCCGAGCTTGAGGGCAACACCGCGGAGCAGGAGGACTTCTCCGGCGAGGTTCAGTGGCGGGACATGGAGTCGCGCTCGCTGGCCCAGGCCGCGGACGCTCTCGGCAAGCTGGCAGACCAGCTCGGTATCCCGAAGCGTGGTCTGTGGAAGCGGGTGCCCGGCATTACCCAGACCGAGTACGAGGACTGGGAGCAGATGGCCGAGGAGGACGACTCCGTCGGCCAGCTCGCTACGGCCCTGACTCGGGCCACCCCTGACGCGGCACCGGCCACCCCGGTGCCGGCCTCACCTGACAGTGGGGTGGTCGCCGCGTGACCAGCCCGGCCCGAGCGGCTGAGGCTGACCGTGCTGCGATTGCGTTCCAGACGGCGCTGACCCAGATCGGGGCAGGCACCGTCGCTGACGCGCTTGCGATGTGGGAGGACGTCCCGGCTACAGCCAGGGCGTCCACCGCCACCTCTTGGCTGAGGCGGGCCATCACGCTGGTGATGGGTCGCAGGCGCCAGTCGCGGGATCTTGCCCGCGCGTACTACCGCCTCGTCCGCGCTCTGCGGACGGGGACCACGGTTGCCGATCCCTACCACCCCGAGCCCAGGTACGTGACTGTCACGACCCTGCGCGAGGAGTTCGCCGCCTTGGTCGGAGGCGCTGAGCGCCCCCAGGAGGGGCGTGCAAGCGACCCCCCTGCCGAGACCTCGGACTCCGCCTCGTCGGCCGCGACCAGCCAAGCTGGGGAAGCTGACGGGGCGGCCCTCGACAACCCCGACCAGGCGTCGGAAGACGAACTCGACCGCATCCTGGTCGAGGAGATCGAGGGCCTTCGCGAGGCGGAGGAGCGGATCGAACGCGAGGCGGAGCAGGAGCTGCGCCTGGTGCTGGAAGCCCTTGGGCCCACCAACCTCCAGAAGAAGGTCGACGTGATCGACGGCGCCAGGAGCGCTGACGAGGTCGACAAACTTCGGGACGAGGCCAAGAAGCAGGCCGGCGCCCAGCAAGCCGCAGCCGCTGAGCGGGTCGCCATGAACGGCGGTCGCTCGGCGATCTGGAACCACATGTCGCGGGACCGTCGAGCCCTTGGCTACATCCGACTTTCGCGTACCGGTACCCCTTGCGGGTGGTGCGCGATGCTCATCTCTCGTGGGCCTGTCTACCGATCGAAGAACTCGGCTGAGTTCGCCGATGGGGACAAGTACCACGACAACTGCCACTGCTACGCGGAACCCGTGTTCACGCAAGAGCAGTACAACGGCTCGTCCACGTACGAGCTGAACCGCCGGTACGAGGAGCTGTGGCCCAAGGTCACACGCGGCCTGTCCGGCAAGGCGGCTGTGTCCGCCTGGCGCCGGTTCATCCGGCAAGAACAGCAGGCCGCAGCCCAGGAGGCTCGGCGATCCCCATCGAGCGTCCAGGAGGCGTGACAGTGCCTGAGCAGGAAACCCCCAGCACCGAAGAGACCACCACGGAAGAGACCGTCGAGACGCCCCCGGAGGGCGAGACCCCCCAGGGCGAAGAGACGGCCACGACCGAGGAGAAGCCCACCGAGGAGAGCGTTCCGGCTGACGTGCTTCGCAAGAAGCTGACCGACGCCAACGCCGAGGCGGCCAACTACCGCACCAAGCTCCGTGAGACGGAGGCCAAGCTCAGCTCGGCCAAGACCGTCGAGGAGTTCGAGGCGGCGACCGCCGAACTGAAGGGGCAGATCGAGTCGCTGGAGCGGAGCATCCTGCTCAACAACGTGGCCGCCAAGTACGAGCTTCCGCCCGTCCTCGCCAAGCGCCTTTCGGGCGCCACCGAGGAGGAGCTGGAGGCCGACGCGAAGGAGCTCCAGAAGCTCGTCGCACCTGAGCAGCCGCAGTCCCTGTCCGGGGGCCTGGACCCCGAGGACAACGAGGACGACTTCGATCCGGTCAAGGCCGCGCAGGCAGCTCGCCGCGCCCGCCGTTACTGACCACCTTCTGGCAAGTGTGCAACCTGCGCACGCCGATCCTCCCCACCGAACGGAGCAAGTAACCCGTGGCTGAACACGTCGTCATCAAGCCCGAGAAGATCGCCGCGACCGCGGCGGTCGCTCTGGAGCAGTCCCTTGTCGTGCCCGCGCTCTTCCAGCGCGAGGGCATCGACCAGTTCAAGGGTGCCAAGAACGACACCATCAACGTCAAGGTCGAGGGCGTCCTGCCCTTCCGTACCTACGGCTTCCGCAACAACCGGTCCACTGCGATCCAGTTCGACGAGTACGCCGAGAAGACCGTCGCCGTCCAGTTCGGTGGCGACATCTACTCCGCGGTCAAGCTGACCGACGAGCAGCGCGACTTCGACCTCGACGGCTGGGCCAAGCTCATGGCCAAGCAGACCGAGGCCATCGGTCGCGGCCTGGAGCGCCAGGCGGTCAACGCCCTGCTCGACGAGAGCTACGCGGTCACCCTTGGTGGTGCCGTGAGCGGTCGGGCCGGCGACCTGCGCAAGACCCTGATCAAGGCGCGCGACGTCCTCAACAAGTTCCGCGTCCCGCTGGAGGGTCGCGTTCTGCTCGTCGGTTCCGACTGGGAGCTCGCGCTCCTGACGGACGACAAGCTGAACCTGGCCGGCAACGTCGGCGAGCAGGAGGCGGTCTCCGCCCTGCGCGAGGCTTCGATCGGCCGGCGCTTCGGCTTCGACATCGTCATCTCGCAGGAGATCCCCGGCGACGCCGCGTTCGCCATGCACCGCTCCGCGTTCATCTTCGCGACCGGTGCCCCGTCCGTCCCGTCCTCGGTGACCGGTGGCTCTGCCGCGCACAACGGTGTGGCCCTGCGCTGGAT